CGGTGAAGACGACTACGATGATGATGATTATGAAGATGAACTTGATCAATATGATAAGAAATTAGGCCGATATGTGGCATTCAGATAATACATAATACATAAATTTATAATATAAAAAGAAAAGAGGTGGGTTTACTATATATTTATTTTTTTCATAACATATAGTAAAATGTATACAGCTTACATAACTGATAATCGTAACAATAATGGTAATAATAGTAATAGTAATAATATTATTAATCAAATAAAAAGGAGACCAGAAAAAGAAAAAATTTATGTAACTTGGAATAAAGAAAAAAATAGCTGGGGGAATGAATATAAAAATAATTATCCGCAATGTCCTTCTTCGCCTCCACCACAGTTGCCATTACCGCCCCTACCACCGCCACCATTGCCGCCTCCACCGAAAATGCCCTTGCCGCCACCACCATTGCCGCCTCCGAGGCCTATCCCCCCACCAATTAACAGGGATAATAAACCATCTCATTTGTATGTTAATATTGTCATCAACGACGAGGCTATTTGATTTAAGATTTAATAAAAAAGTTATCTACTTCCCAAACTGGACTTGAACCAGCAACCTTTCGGTTAACAGCCGAACGCGCTAACCAATTGCGCCATTGAGAATTCTTTTTTTATTAAAAAGTGATAATGGATGAGGATATTATTATATACCCCTCTCCATTCATATATATTGAGGATTCTTTAAATACTTTTATGGTGTGTTTTTATTATTATTTATATTATATTATATTATATTTGTAAAAAAGAATTTAAATAAACATCACTTAATATAGTATACACCGTGGGGGTGTATATCACCACACAAAATATATAATAAATAGCCCCAATGGTGAAATGGTATCATGGCACTTTTCCAAAGTGTTGGCGGCGGTTCGATTCCGCCTTGGGGCATTACGAGCTATAATTTGGATTGGCTGAATTAGCTCAGTTGGCAGAGCGTTGGTCTTATAAGCAGACACTATCGTGACTTTATTGCAAAGTACGCCAAATGTCATGGGTTCGAGCCCCATATTCAGCATAAAATTATACACTCGTATATTTTTATGTTTTTAGATACATTTTGTAGACATTATAAAAACTTATTTTATGTATATGATTTTATTTATATATATATAAAATACAAAGAGAATGAATCATACAATACTCACCGACCAAGACCTTATCAGGAATAAAAATTATTATAGTATTAAAGAAATGGAATCCAGTGTAGATAATTTAAGTGTGAAATACTTATTAAATTATCAAATATTAAATGCAGAATTTTGCGCAAAATATATTTTAAATGATTACTGTGCAACCTGTAAAGAAGATACTTACATTTGTACTGATGATGTCTTGCGTAAACAACCCCATTTGAATCGAGAAGAATTAAATGCCGCATGTATACTATTTAATCTTTGGTAAAGCAGATAAAATAGTATATTATATTAACAACTAAATACAAATGGATGAATTTAAACGAGACGGCGATCTATATAAAAATAAAAACTTTTATTCAATTGACTATCTGAAAGAAAATATTAAGGAATTTTCATTATGGTCCATTTTATACACTCAAACACTTACCCCTGATTTTTGTGTAGAATATTTATTAGTTCCAGATAATAAATACGCAAAAGATGAAGAGGATGAAGAAATTTATATAAATAATGTTTTATATTGGCAACACCATATTACGAAAGAAGAATTATTACACTGTGAATATATGAAAAAATATAAACAACTACAAAATCAACAATGAATATATGTAATACTATAACATTTGTAACCTTATTTTCTTCGTCATTTTTGCCTCATCTAAAAAGAGATGCGCCGAAAAAGCAACACTTGTATAATTTTTTATATTTCTGCGACTTAATATTGTTGTCAGCATTTTATTTTGAGGAATATACACCATATATTTATACAATGTATCGGCTTTTACATTATCATTTTTAATAGTCTGATTAAACACTATTCCTGTATAAAATAATTCTTTATTATTATTGTATTCATTTAACAAATGAATCTCATTTTGCAATTTACGAATTGCTTTACTCTTAGCATTAATTTCAGTAATACTCTTTGTCGTTTGTTCTATGAAAAGTATTGCATCATTCGACCATTCGAATTTATCTCTCAACAATTCCATCATATTTACAATGTCAACTATGCGGCGTATCGGCGATGTAATGTGTAAATAACTATCTAATCCACCGGCGATTAGTTCATGTGGTTTTAAATTATCATATAAACAATATTCGCTTGATACATTTTGCAATATCAATTTTAATTCCGCTGGGATATTATTATATTCACTTATGGATTCTTTTTTTATAGCAGATCTGAAAATACCAGTTTTTTTTCTTTTCAAAATTTTTGCCGATTCACGATTCATTAGTATCATACAATATTCTATTATGTCATGGCTTGTTTGTATAGATGATATATATTTACATTCAGTATTACTGTTTAATTCTGATATTATATTTTTAATACTTTTATAATAGTCAGACGCAATTAATTTTGGTGAGTCGTATACATAATTTTCGTTCACATTAATAATGACATTTCCGTAATTTATAGACTGAATTGAATTATCTTTTATATGTAAATCCATAACGAATGCTAGTCGGTCTTCCTGTTGGCGTAAGCTACACACATTGTCAGAAAGAACTATCGGTAGCATCGGCAATTTTCTATCAGGCAAATAAATTGTTGAAACCCGCCTTGTTATATAAGACCACAGGTTTAAATATTCTAGCATCATCGGTACATTTGCTATATAGATACTTAAAACTATCGTTTTTTCATCGGGTATTTTTCTAATACTTATTGCATCATCAATGTCAGTGCAACCGGCAGGGTCTATAGATATAATATTGTATACTTGCGAACGACGGTCTTCAATATGATTGTTATTATAATAATAAGGTATAGGACCAAGTGTATTTTCCCTCAATTTCCTTATACTTGCCGCGTTTAATGTTTTGATACTGTCGCCGATTTCTTTTGCTGCTATTCGGTATGCAGTATAAGCATCAATATCATCTACAATGCCGAAGGTGTTAGTTATTGTCCCAATCGGATGTTTTGATATCCATTCTTTAATTTCAAAACTAATATACTTGTCTGATTTTATTTTTGAAAAGCCAATATTTTTTTCTTGATAAGGTACTAGGAAACACGGTAGATGTTCATCGTCTGGTACGCATTTATATAACAATTTGTTATTCTCTCTGCCATAACTTTTTTCGCTGGTTAATAATACACCGCAAATGTCTTTCTTTGTCCGATAACGAGAGATATCACTTATTAATTTACCATTTTCATCGAGACAATCACCGTGAAACAATTTTTCTGAAAGCGGTGAAATAGCTAATGAGGTAAATGTTTCTGGTAGTGTCGTCGCTGGCAAGTGATTTTCTTGGTCGTTTTTATTTACAAAATCCCAACCAGTATAATCACGATTCGCAACATGCAAGATAAACATAGAAATATTATATATTATAGTGTTATAATGTTATTTTAATATATTTATTTCAATTTTCATGAATATAAATATATCAATAATATTAAATTAACAATTCTTATCAATAAGCACTGCCTTGGCAATTTTTTTCATAATTTTATTTTCGCTATCCACAAAGGATTCTTTTCCGCCCATAGCTTGCCCCATAATTTGGATATAAGTATCATTCAGCGGATGCGATGTATTCATGCAGGCCGGGTGATATTGACTCCAAGGAATCAACATGTCACCGTTTTTTTTTGTCACATATTTAATTGCTTTTCGCAATTTGTCATAAGTACTATTCTCCTTTTCCCAAATGTTATCATCTTTTACATACATAATCTCTCGTTTTGCATCACTACAGTGAATTGGTCTTTTATATATATCTAACTCATTCAGTTTCCGAATGATAATATTACTAATGCCTTCTACATAACCAAGTTTCCCCACATCTTCTAAATCTGAAAATTCTAGTTTCATTGAATTAACAAAGTCCATTATATTCATAGCATCTTTACATTTTTCGTTCAGAAAAAATTGCATATTGAATGTTTTGTTATATGAATTTACCGTATTGTTATTATTGTTATTAATTGACGATGTTGTAGTTTTACATACTTCCATCATTTGTTTTTGTAAATCAGTATTACTTTTAATCAGTTCAATAACTATATTTGAGAGATTTGATATATTTGTCTCATCTGAAGCAATTGTTGTTATTTCTGTATTATGTGATTCTGTATTTTCCTTTACAGTACATTTTTGTTCATGATACCATAAACTATTACGCGCTTTATATTCTTTACTGCATAATTTGCAGGCATACATCTCAAGGGGACATTTTTGTTCTATTTTCCCCATTTTTGTTCTATTATTATGTTTTGCAGTCGCGCAATGTTTTGTATAATCTTTTTTGTTATTTGTTTTGATGCCACAAGTATCGCAACAAAAACGATAGGGATTTTTTGGGGATATTTTGTTCATAATGTTCTATATATTATAGAACATAAAAATCCCCTAAATACTTTCTATAAATTATTAATTTTTTATCGTAACAATATTTTTCATAAAAAAACGGAATTGAGAGCATTATGGTCACAAGCCAAAAATCCAAGGTTTTTTACAGACCGATGCGGCCCTTTTCAAAAATGGACATTTATAAATGTCCAAAATCGATTTGTGAAGATCAAACCTAGAAAAATCCATGGATTCTTGGATTCTTGGATTTTCATATATATTTATTTAATAAATTTAAAATATATATATGAAAATATTAAACCATATAATAGGTAGCCTTAGTAGTAAGGGCGAACAAAATACCACCCCATAAGGTATCCAGCGCAACCGCCTTGATATTCCATTTATCCAGAATTGCATAATTGGTGAATTCATATACACCATAAATTACTATACCAAGTAAAAACGCATCCGCAATTGATTTTTTCTTACCAATTATAAAATAATTGAGACCAACGATTAATAATATATAACACATAATAGCACCAGTAATTTTAAAATTTATGGTTCTTCCTTGAATAGAACGAACCAAATTATTGAAAAAATTACTAAACGTTGAGAGATAAATATAATCCAAAAAAAGCATAACAATCGCGGAAATAAATATTGGTTTCAATTTCATAGAATTCATTATTTTCATCATATACATAACTATATAATAAAAAAGATTAGAATGTTAAAGAAGCAGGATGTATTTTTGACGCATCAAATACTATACGATTTTTCTTTTTCTTACGGGATTTATTGGTGTTTTTACGGGGGTTTTTAATATTTTTATTAGATTTTTTATATGTTCTTGGCATATTGTGTATATATGTATAGTTTATATATATTATATTTATGTATAATAAATTAAATCAGGTACATCCCAATTCTCATCACAGTATTTACAACCTAGAGTACCATATTCTGTAGTACGTTTAACACAGCCGGTGCATTTATCTCTATTAGCTTTCCATTCTGGTTCTCTGCATTCTGGTTCTCTGCATTCTGGTTCTCTGCATTCTGGATCAGGGGTTTCTTTCATCGATTGCGAATTAGTACTATTATTATCACCTTTCTTAACGGTATCAGTATTCGACATATTGTATATTTCGGCGGTGTTGTGGTTTTTAATATTTATATCATAAACATTAAAAAACTAATTCAATTTTATACATTAATTATTTAATTGTGTAAAAGGAATAGAAAAATCTGTAGATTCAATAGCGATAGGTAATTCTTTTTCTAATTGTTGTTGTTGGTCTTCCGTTATATCTTCATTATTCACATTCAGATTCGCATTCAGATTCCCATTTACAATCGCCGATGTCGTTGAAGTTTGTGGTGTTAATTTGGCCAATTTAACCGTTTCCACATTATTTCTTTTTACATTTTGGTTTTGTAATAATTTCATTGTAAGCTGTGGTAAAATCGCAAAAGTGTTCATATATGTTTTATATTTGAATGTGCAAATACTCGCTGCCTCCCCAAACTCAATGCTGTACCACCAATAAGCTGGTATATATAAAATTTGCCCCTTCTTCATAGTTATATCCAAACATTTTATTTTATCAAAATCCGCCTTGTATTGTCCTTGAATGTTCCACGGATCAATAGGCGAACTAAATTCAAAATTATCATAATCTTTTTGTTGATATAAGTATTTTGTACTTTTGGGCTGTGACAATTTAATGCGTATCTCTCCTTCAGTTACCAAAAAATAGTTTCGGTAGTTTAATTCATACCGAAAAGGCGTTTGTGTTCTATTGTTAGCCATTATAAAATCATAAGAGCATTGGGATACCATATAAGGTCTTAAAAATACATCATTATATTTGAAACTTTTAATAATACCAGTTTCTTCAATAAAATCACTATTATTTTCTATTAAATATTTATTATTTGTATCTTCAATAATAACTTTTAAAGCACTGCTAAATGCAAACGGAACATATAAATTGTCTTCATTTGTTGCAGGGGACTGCTTAATGTTGCGTATTTTTACATCAAATGCACCATAGGTATCTAGAATAGATTGGCGTGAGCATGTGTCTAATATTCTCTCATTATGAAATTGAAAAAGCACTGGTTGGCGTAAATCACAGATTTCTTCTAATTTATCCTTTGATGGATTATCAATTTCATATATTTCTAAATCATTGCTGGTCTTTAATTGGAAATAAATATGAAGGTAGAAAAAAAGGACAATACAAAACACAAGAACAATATAGATTATATGCATTTTATCTGATTAATTTATTCAGATACTTATTTTTTCTAATTTTTACACATCATTCTTTTTATTCATATCATCTACAATATCCTTGAATAAATCCCATGTAATTGAGCGCCACGCAACATTGCCGCTAACAGATCGCGGTTGCGTATAATGTAAACGAATTTCATCATTATCATCATGGTTGTATGATGTAATATCATGGTGTTTTATTAATTGATAACTATTCAACCTAGAAACACCAATATCAAATTCACCTTCAATCAATAATTTATATAATTCTTTTTTTGTATTCCTTTGTAAACATGTATATTTATATAATTCAAAGCTATTTGTCCATTTTTCACTATTGAAAATTGCATAAATCTCAGCACAATCAAGAGTCTGAAAACGAAATACTAATCTGAGATTACCTTCATCGCTTTTTTCTTTCATAAATTCATGATCAGTCGGGTCTGGTATGAATTCAAGTCCTTCCTCGGTTTGATACATCGGTTCAATCAAAATAATGCGTTGTTCAAATGTATTGACGCTTTCCATTCTTTTAATTAAGTATTACAGTTATTAATAATTTATATTACTATTATTTCAAATCAATTTTATAGAAAAAAAATCATTTGATTACAC